AGTCATCAAGCTTATACATTACTAAACAAAATTGCTTCAATAATGAGAGCAACTTTATTTTATGAAGATGGTAAGATATCTCTTTCACAAGACAGACCGACAACAAGTAGTTATTTCTTTTCATATGCAAATGTTACAGAAGATGGTTTTGTTTACACAGGTGTGAGTCAAGCTACAAAAGATACAGTAGTAAATGTTAAATATTTTCAGAATGAGACTAGAACATATGAATATGAAACTGTTGTAGATACTTCTGCAAATCAATCTAAATATGGGGTTGTTGTAAAAAATATAGAAGCTATAGGTTGTAGTGATCAGGCACAAGCAAGAAGAATGGGTTTGTGGCATCTTTACACACAGAACAATGAAACTGAAACAGTTGCATTTACTACAACAGCAGATGCAGGTTCACTAATAAGACCTGGTGATATTATTACTGTTCAAGACCCTGTTCGTAGTGGAGTAAGAAGATCAGGGAGAATATCAGCAGCTACAACAACACAGATAACTGTTGATAATACAAAAGATTTACCAACAGAGGCAGCTAGTGGTGATCAGTTATCAGTAATACTTACAGATGGTACTTTAGAAACGCAAACAATATCAACAATATCTGGTTCTGTTATTACAGTTTCAAGTGCATATGCTTCTGCACCACAAATTAATGGAATGTGGTTATTAGTGAGAGCCACAACAGAAACAGAAGATTTTAAGGTTATATCTGTTAAAGAAGACAATAATTTATTTACTATTGCAGCTATGTTTCATAATTCTAATAAATATGCATTTGTAGAAGATGGTGCAGCCATAACAATACCTGTTATTACAAACCTGATAGAACCAAAACCAGCACCTAGTAGCATTGCAGCAGAAGAAAGAATTATAGTTCTTGGTGATAGAGCAGTAAGTAAGTTAATTGTTTCATGGCAACCAGTAGCAGGTGTTTCTCAGTATTCAATAAAACACAAATTTAATAATGGTAGTTTTCAAACAACAATTGTACAAAGTCCTGTGTTTGAAATATTTGACAGTGAATTAGGTACATATGAGTTTGAGGTTCATAGTTATAATGCATTTTTTGAGCCAAGTATAGATTCAACTACATTAACTTTTATAGCCCAAGGTAAAACTGCTGTGCCTGCTGATGTAACAGGTTTACTTGTAGAACCAATATCTGATCAGTTACTACGTCTACGATTTAATCAATCTACTGATGTTGATGTAGTGCATGGTGGTAACGTAGTTGTAAGACATAGTAATTTAACAGATGGTTCTGGTACTTTTACAAATTCTGTTGACATAATTCCTAGATTGCCAGGATCTGTCAGCGAAACGCTTGTACCTGCTATTGACGGTGAATATATTCTAAAATTTCGTGATGATGGTGGCAGACTAAGTTTTGGTGAAGCATCAGTTGTTGTTACCAATCCTGACCCATTTCCAAAACTTGTTACTTTTACAGATAGAGAAGATACAGATTCACCTCCTTTTGGTGGTACAAAAGTAGATTGTTTTTTTAGTAATGATGTTAATGGTCTTGTATTAGGTTCACTAGAAACATTAGATACTGTTACTGACTTTGATGCTATTGCTGACTTTGATTTTTTAGGTGCTGTTGATATAACAGGTGGTACTTATGATTTCGCAAATATATTAGATTTAGGTTCTACACACCCACTTAGACTTACAAGACATTTTGTAACACAAGGTTTTTATCCTAATGATTTAATTGACAAAAGATCAGCAAATATAGATACATGGACAGATTTTGATGCTGCTACTGCTTTTGATGTAAACGCTAAATTATTAGTTGCTACTACAACTGCCGCACCTTCTAATGGTTCTAGTTATCAAGACAGTGATTTTACAGGTAAAACATTTAACACTTTTGCTAATGGTACGCACATAGGTAGAGGATTTAAATTTAGATGCGAAATGGATTCAGATGACCCTGCGCAAAGTATAGAGATAGACCAATTAGGTTATACAGCAGAATTAGACAGAAGAACAGAACAAAAGTCTAATATTAGTTCTGGCACATCTTCTTCTGGATTAGCAGTTACCTTTGATCATGCGTTTTTTACAGGTGCTAGTGGTACTGATGTTGCAGCAGGTTCACAATTACCTAGTATTGGTATTACAGCTAATGATTTAGGTGGTACAGATAAATTTGAAATTACCAATATTTCTGGTAGTGGTTTTACAATAAAATTTACTAATGCAGGTAACGCTGTCCAGAATAAAACATTTAGTTATACTGCTGTAGGTTTTGGGCGTGGTAGTTAAACTTAAAGTAAGATATACTTAGATAAAAATTGGATTAGGTAATGGCTCAACACGATTACGTTATAGACAACTCTACAGGAGCTAATGTCAGGGCTGATATAAATTCTGTTTTACAAGCAATAGCAACAAATAATTCACCTGTAGGTACTGGTCATACAAACCCCCCAACAACAACATTTGCTACTTCTTGGTTTGCTGATTCTGATAATAACTTAATGAAGTTGCGCAACACTGCTGACAATGGATACATAAATTTATTTAGTCTTGCAGGTGCGCCAGCTTTTCCTTTAGATGGAACAATCAACAGTATAAATATAGGTAAAGGTGCAAACTCTGTTGCAGGTAATACTGTCCTTGGAGAAAGTGCTTTAGATGATTCTGTTAGTGGTGGAAATAATACTGCGGTTGGAAAAAGTGTTTTAACAGGTAACACTAGTGGATCAAGTAACACTGCGATTGGGAAAAGTGCTTTACAAAGAAACACAACCGGAGCAAATAATACAGCAATAGGTGTTGATGCTTTAGAGTTTGTTACTTCAGGAGGTAATAATGTAGCGATAGGTCAAACTTCTTTGGCATCAAATACTACAGCAGATAATAACACTGCGATTGGTACTAGCAGTTTAAATGCAAACACAACCGGAGCTAAAAACACAGCAGTTGGAAGAAGTGCTTTAACTGCAAACACAACTGGAGCAAACAACGTAGCAGTGGGTGCAAATTCATTAGATGCTAATACTACTGCAAGTAATATAACAGCAGTTGGCTATGCTGCTTTATCTGCCAATACTACTGGAACTGGTAATACTGCAATAGGTGGTTCAGCTTTAGTGTTAAGTACAACTGGAAGTAGTAATACAGCAGTTGGTAATGCTGCTTTAGCGGCCAATACAACGGCTGGTAGCAATACAGCACTTGGATTTTCAGCATTACTAGCAAACACAACCGGAGCTAACAACACAGCCGTGGGTTCTGTTGCTTTAGATGCAAATACAACTGGTGATCGCAATACAGCAGTTGGTAACGCAGCATTAGGTGTTAACACAACTGGTGAATTTAATGTTGCAGTGGGTGCTTTTGCTTTAGATTCCAATACGACAGCGAGTAATAATACAGCAGTTGGATATGTAGCTTTAAATTTAAACACAACTGGTCACTCAAACGTAGCTGTAGGTACTAACGCTTTAGATTCTAATACCACTGCTAATTACAATACAGCCATAGGTCGCAGTGCATTAGGAGCAAACACAACAGGTGGCCAAAATGTAGCAGTGGGTGGTTTATCCTTGGACGCTAATACTTCTGGTACTGCGAATGTTGCTGTTGGTCAAGGTTCATTAGGGAGCAATACAACAGCCAGTAATAATACTGCATTGGGATATTCTGCATTAGAACTAAACACAACTGGAGTAGAAAACGTGGCAGTTGGTTCTCAGAGTTTAGATGCTTGTACAACAGGAGAAACAAGCACTGCTGTTGGGTATCAGGCTTTAACATCTATGACAACTGCTGCTGGTGTAACTGCCGTAGGTCAAAAAGCTGGTGGTGGTGTGACAACTGGAGACAAAAATGTTTTGATCGGGGTAGTTGCTGGTTTTGAAATTACAACTGGTGAAAACAATGTTTGTGTTGGTCACAGTGCTGGTAGGTCTGGTTCTCCATCAGGACAAATTACAACAGGCAGTAATAATGTGGTTTTAGGAGATAATAATATTTCTAATTTATTCTGTGCTGATACTTCAATATCATCTTCGGATTCAAGAGATAAAACAGATGTAACAAGTTTTAATATTGGTTTAGCTTGGATTGAAGCACTAAGACCTGTTACTTATAGATGGGATAGAAGAACTTGGTACGGAACAGATGCAGAACCTTATGGAACACCAGACGGATCAAAGAAAAGAAGTAAAAAGCATATTGGATTCTTAGCACAGGAAGCTTTGGAAGTAGAAAAAGCAAATGGTTACGGAACATCTAACGATGATTCGTTAGTTGTTAACCTTACAGAAGATGGTATGAGTTATGGAATGAAATATGAAAGACTTGTACCAATACTTGTAAATGCTATAAAAGAGTTATCAACTAAAGTCACAGCCCTCGAAGCAGGGTAAACTAAAAGTAACCTAATTTTTTATCATGGAAGAAAAAACCGCAGATCAGGTTGCAGCTATTTTTTCTGCTGCTGGTGATAGCGTAACTGTAATTAATGCAGATGCTAATTTTGCTGCTTATCAGACTGCAAATCCTGCAACTATGCATACTGAAGCAGAGTGGAAAGAAATGATTGAAAGAAACGTAAAGCATCTTGAAATTATTAAAGATTACAAAAAAGTTGATGGTACAACATCTATCTGGACATCTGAAGATTTTACAGCCATTGATGCAGCTATTACTGCTGGTAAAAAACTCTACTAAATTATGAATCTACAAGAAAGATTACAGCAGTTAGCTGTTGAAAGACAGAACCTTATCATCGCTTTGCACGAAGTTAACGGAGCGATGAAGATTTTGGAACAACAGATTCTTGAGATTCAAGAGACATCCGAAGCAAACCAGCCATCAGATATAGAGGCATCAACCCCACAAGAAGTAACAGCACCATCAGAGTAAGTGGTGCTACCATTTTATTAACTACCTCTTTCCACATAATGCTTACTCGTATAACGCAGGTTGCTTCTATCCTCTCACTATTGTTGTCAACGTCAATGCTTGGAGGTGGATACTTTGCATATAGATACTTTTCTTCCCCACAGTTTAAAACAAAAGTTATGAATGAGGTTATGCAAGAAGTACAAAAAATATTACCTGGTCAAATAGATAAAAAACTACCATCTGTTACAGGTAAGTCTTTGCCTATTTAATGGAAATACCTGAGATATATATCCCAGAAATATATGTACCTGATATACCAGAACCATATAGCCAACATTATATAAATATTGCAAAGCCATCAGATATAGATGTTCCTGGTTGTACTTATCAACATCGTGATATAAAAAATACTGGTAATCGTAATTTATTATTGGAAGATCCGAATGGTGTATTTACAACGTGTGATTTTCCGTTTCCTAGTTTTATACCTCTTGACTATACACCTGAGAATCTTGTCATTACAGAAGAAGCACCTGTTGATAATGAACCACCGCCCTTACCAGAAACAAAGCAGCCAAAGATTCCTGAGTTACCTCCAGACCCCCCACCAGATTTTCCTCCCTGCCCTGGTAAAAATGAACAAAGAGTAGGAGACTTTCGTAACGATAAACGATTGGAACGTGTTATAGGCCACGAAAGAAGCGAAGATGGTAG